ACCATCGGCCGGTACTCTAACAGATATATCATCAGTATTTATTCTATCAGGACTAAATGATCCATAATTATGAATTGTTGTTGTATTACCTGAATCAATAACTTGTTTATTATCATTTAAAGTTTGCCCTGCATTAGCAGCAGCTGCATTATTTAAATTAGCATTCTTAGCATCAACAGCACCTTGCATATCAGCTGATGAAGTATTAGTAATTGGATTACCCGCTGCATCTAATATAGTTATTGGTCTGCCTCTACGATCGACATCTTGTGTGGTGGTATCACCACCTGGTGCTGCATCATCTATAGCCTCACCTTCTTTAATTCCTTGATCTTCTGCCATCGCTTCTTTTTCAAATTCATCTAATATATCATAAATTTCATATGCGGTCCATATAACACCAATCAATCCTATAAGCCATCCAATACCTGGTATAAGTAAAGCAGTACCACTAAGTGCTAATCTTTTACCCACGAATGCTTTAAGTCTTTTACCACCAAATTTCTTAGCAAGTTCTTTCCATCTTTTAGTAAGACTCTTCGTTGTTTTTACCTTGGCGTTTTGAGGTTTTGGTTTCGGTTTTGGTTTCGTATCTACTTTTGGTTTTGGTTTCGTATCTACTTTCGGTTTTGGTTTTGGTTTTGGTGTCGTGAACATATCACTTACGCCACCAATAGCACTACCAATACCACCCGCAACGCCATCACCTGCCGCCATAAGCATGGCCATACCACCTAGACCTATTGCCGCAGTATGCATACCTTTACGTTTACTTGCGTGTTCAGTAGATTTTAATTTTCTTATCTCATTTAACTTTTCTTTATCTTGTTCGTTTTTTGCCAATCCACCTGTATCTGCTTTTTTCGTTAGTTTTAAAATACCATCATTTGATTTAACTAATTTCTTAATATCATCAGCTGCCTCAGAACCTTTTTGAATACCGCCAAAAGCACCACTCATACCTGCACCACTCACACCTTTACCCGACGAAGTTGTACTTGATCTAATAATTCCTGAATCCATAATATTAGCCTCACCTGCCAATAATGCATCCATTGCTGGATCACCAATAATTCTACGCAATTTATCAGGATCCTTTTCTAGCATTTCTCTTATTTGGCCAGGAGTCATTCTCTTCTTTTTACCCCTGTACGTACCACCATCAGAACCATTATTAGGAGTGTATACACCTACATCAGCATTTTCTAATAAAGCTTCACCTAATTTTTTTCCTTTACCAGCTGTAGCAGGACCAGCAGGCCCAGTACCACCACCACCACCACGACCGCCTCCAAATTTACCCTTAAATAAATGTAAATTTGCATTTGGTGGTAATTGTCTTCTACCTTCATGTCGCCAATAATTTATATCTTGTGGATCAAGTTGCTCTCTACGTTCATAGTTATCAGCAGCATATTTTTCCATCTTTCTGGATTTTTTTCTATTTACTTCATCAAATGCCAATTTCTGTTCAGGTGATGCGTGTACAATACTACCTGTTTCAATGCCTTCATCTTTAAAGAATTCTCTTTGAGCTTGTCTAATTGTTCTGTGTTTCATCACCGCATCAGTTTGCTCATTAGAAGCAACATTCATTCTATCTAATGTTGTAACAGTACTATCACCAGCCATAAAGCTATGAAATTGAGAAACTGCTTTTACTATTGCTCTGGTACCAGCTTCAGTTCTAGCAACAATTTCATCAAGAGAATAACCCATTGAAGTAAAACCCTTGTCCATTTTTTCAAACATTTCTTGCATGCCGCCAAATTGGTCATCCATTCCATCAAATGTTTTTCCGAATTCAGTAAATTTGGCAAATTCAAATAGTAATGATGCTCCCTCTAATTTCTTTAGAGTTTCCATATTAGAATTTAAATCATTTAAGGTACCATTAACACCATTAAGTTGGTTGGATACATGATCTAATGACTGGGCGTTTCTTTCATTACCCATACCAATTTGATCAGCCATTTGCCCCATACCAGAAGAAGCTCCAAATTCAGCTCTATCCATAGAACCAGATAGATTCATTCTTTCTGTTAATGGATCACCAGACGATGCTCTTGTTACACGTTGTCCAGCTTTTATTGCCTTTGCGTTTATTGGTGTTTTAGCCATAATTATCCTCTTTTAGCATCCTCTCTAAGTTTATTTTGAATAAGAGCAGTATAAATTTCCCTTTCCCATGGTATCATATTATCAAGTTCAGTTAAAGAAAAATTATTTTCATTAATAATAATAAAATTTAACCTATACATATTTTCTAAAGTATCATGTGAAAGGGCTATATAAAAAAATCACTGAGTCCTTTATACTCTCTTTTGTTTATTTGCCCACATTTATGACATGTCCATTCATGATCATAAGCAACATAACCTCTATCGTTAAGAATTCTTTGTAACATTGGGTTAAATTGTTCTAAATTCATATTATTAACAAAGTCCATTACTTCATTTAATGGGATTGTTTCAGTTTTAAATATTTCATCACCATCATAAATAATATCAATAGAAGCAGCTACAGTAGCAACTAAAACATCATCTTCAGGTACATCTATTAATAGATCCGTATCATATAATGTTAATGGTTTAATATCAATTATTAGATTGGACCCAATATTAAATCTATTATTTTCTTTTATCTTATTAAGATTTTTTACTTTAATCTTATCTAAATCAATTGTTATAGTGGGTTCTTCATCACATTCCTCATTATCACAAGGATCTAAAATTTTTACTTTTTCACCTACAGATTTACTTCTTATATTTAGAAATAAAAATTCTACATCATAATTAGTTAATCTATTAATATCAATATCATCAATAATACATGTTGATACTGTATCTTTAATCGCCTTATCAATCATCTTGTCATCTTGTGATTCCAAGGACATTAATAATATTTTTTCTTCTTTTACTAGATAAGGTCTATATCTAATATTAGTACCATTTGATGGTATTGTTAAATTATATTTTGGTACTTCAATTGTTGGTAACATACTATATCTCCATTATTTACAAATATCCCTTCACTGTATTATAGATTGAAGAAAATTGATTCTTCGTTCCACCCAATAGGGATTTTCCATGATCGATTAATGATTCTACAGAATCCATTAATCCTTCTTCCACCCAGTCATCAAATGCGACTGTAACATTTATTCTTAAAGAATCATTTCCAACAGCATTGCCTAATTGAATAGCATCAATTGATATAGGAAATGCATTTAATAACTTAACTCCATATGCAGGTATAAAATCATTACCACCTGTTATTTGCTGTATAACAATATCAGTTGTGTATGTATTCTTATATGCTATTTTTTTATCATTACTACTAACAATCATATTTTGCCATGAATCAAAATATTTTTTAATATAATAATCATTTGTTAATATGAAAGAAAATGTTACTTCATCTACTGCATATGAATATGGTATCTTTATTGATTTATGTGTTACCTTTCGTTCGGTTGTGCTAATTCTTTTGCCTGGTATTTGCACAGTATCACAAAGTAAAAACATATCTCTTGGGTCATTAAAAAATATCATAGGGTCTATAGAACCACCATTAATAACAGACGTTAATAGGTTTGAAGCTAGTCCGGTAAAATCAGTATTTAATAAACCTTGTTGTTGGTTTGGGTGGGTAAAATATACTGCAAATCTATTACCACGAGCAATACCACCACGTCTTCCTATGGTTGACTTTAAACTATCTATGGATACTGGTATCATTAATATTTCCTCTTACTTTGTTTCCAAACAAAACCTTTAGTCTTTTTAGCAAAGTTTTCAGTAGGTAGGAATATAGCAATATCCCATTCTGAAGCCTCAACCTTTACGATTTTAGAATCTATTTGACTTGTTAAATAATGTTTAAAGCATGGAGCAAAGTATTTATATTTCTTTGCAGACTTTAAAAGACTATAATTTAATTTTAATCTAGTTGTTTCATCAAACTTTTTGTTATTTGCAATTTCAGTTAATCTATCCAAAAACATTGCACGTTGTTTTAATGGAAGGTAATGTAAATTAAGCCCATAAAATCCACCAGGTGCTTTACTTACCATAATAGTTAATGGGAACCTATCATAATATGGTAATGTCTTTCTGTGTTTAGGGTCATAGATATACATAAACATATCACCAATCCTTGGCCTTTGTTTTAATTTTAATCTATCATCCTTAAGCATTTTATGCATATTGATTTTTTTCATACCTCTGAGTTGAGATCTAAACCAATCTTGTGCTTCTTTAGATCTCTTTTGAAGACCTCGTCTGTATGCTTCACTTTCTAGTTTGTCGAATAAACTTCCCATATTGTTATTTATACCTTCTTCTTAATTTTCTTAAACGACTTCCAAGTCTTCTTACCCACCTTAGTCTTTGATGCTTTATTTCTCATGGTTAGTAGGTTAATACCAAATCCCTCTAAAGTCTTCTCCGTCCATATTTCAAAATGATAACCTCTATTATCTGCATACTTTTTAGCATACTTCCATTTAGAAATATTCTTAATATACCTTAATGATTCATTAAGATTCTTTTTTCGTTTAGGTGGTAGTGTTTGCCCGTGCGGTTTTATTTCAACCAATAATACCTTTCCATTATTAAACTTAATAGTTAAGTCAATGAAGTATCGATGGGGTTTATTATCGGTACCACATATATATGGTACAATAGTTTCTTCTGAATTCCACCAACGAACATTCTTTTGTTTTTCAATCCATTTAAAGGTTTGTTTTTCCCAATATGATCGGTATGTCACCTTGGTATAATCACCTTTATATTTTTCTGGGAATCTTACCTTGTATTTGCCTTTATAGGTTTGCATGTATTATTTATAATTAATGTATAAATAAGTAATAATACACAAAATAATTTAAGCTATGGCATTTTTCGAAGAAATCACATCAAGCGCGGGTGAACTATTTAATAGTGGAGTTGAGTATGTTGGTGATGCAGTTTCATCTGTTACTGATAGTTTTACTAGCGCATTTGCTGTTGTTGAAGATGGGAATATATCACAAAGCTTTGATAAAAATAAAAAGCTTTTCCAATACCCATTATCTTTAGGTGCTAGTGCTCAAGGTTTTAACTATGAATCTAATCCAGCAGATAAAGGAGCTGGACATCACGCAGTAAGTGCTTCCAATAGTGGTTTTTTTGTCAGCGCACCTTCAGCGGATC